GTATATGTACATTCGGGTTTATTTCCTTTACTTTCTCGGCAAGTTGTGGTGTGGTTGTCCAAACCATAGATGCAGCCTTCAATGACTTTAATACCGCCTCTTTGCCCTTTTCTTTGTATTGCTTATACGCTGGGTTGTACTTGGGTACATTCCAATAGTCATCAATGTCAACGATTAATTTAACCTTTGCAGCAATGCAGCGGTCAACGATTGACATATTTAAAAGATATCGTGAGAAAATTACAATGTCGTAATCCTCAACCTTCGCTTCGTTTACCTCTTTTTCTTGGATGGCAAAGTCAATGTGAAATATATTTTTCTCGTAGATGTAACGTAAAGGCATAGCGATGCGATGGTAATCCACCGCACCTATTTGGTCTATAAGAACAAGTACCCTTTTTTTGGAGGGTTGCTCGTCATCTGCTATTGTGGCTCGTTCAATTTTAGTCATTGGGGAATACAGGTATATACATCCAAATGCTTACATTGTGTAACACTTCGTTGGTGTGGGCTTCAAAATAATGATCTTCATCCCAGTAGGCAACATATGCCACATCTTCATTTTCAAGTTTAACCAAAACATATTCAAAAGGATTTGGTTGTTGGATTTCTGATTTTCTCCACATTTTCATATTATTTGTCCGTTTCTTTTAATTGTAATTGTAGGGTCTAACTTTCTCATTCGGTCGATTATCACTTGACAGTATTTCGGGTCAAGTTCCATTCCGTAGCATTTGCGTTTCAGTTGGTGGGCGGCAACCATTGTTGAGCCTGAACCTAAAAATACATCCAATACAACATCCCCTTGCTTTGATGAGTTCTCTAATGGTTTACTGCACAAAGGTATTGGCTTCATTGTTGGATGCTCATCGGAACGACTTGGTCTTTCTATATCCCAAACTGTTGTCTGCTTTCTATCTCCATACCATTTATGTGATGCTCCATCAAGCCATCCGTAAATACACGGTTCATGTTTCCAATGATAATCAGACCTTCCAAAGGTTGAATTATTTTTATTCCAAACGATGTAAGACTTAAATAAAAACCCAGCATTTAGAAATTGTTGTATAAAATTATGGGTTTCTGATGATGCGTGCCAAACATATATTGCACCACCTTTCTTTAATGCAGTACTAATTGTTGTATAAACATCGTATAAGAATTTAGGAAAGTCATCCAATTTGTCATTTGCAATTTTTTCTCTTTTTTTACTTCCACCTTCATAATCAATATTATAAGGAGGGTCGGTGTGACACATATCCGCAAGTTCCCCATGCATCAATTTCGCAACTGCATCACTATCCGTTGAATCCCCACACAACAAACGATGTTCACCTATCTCGAATAAATCTCCTAAAACAATATCGGTTTCAATTATGTCAGGAACTGAAAAATTATCCTCCTCCGCTTCAAGTTCAATTTCAGTACCGAAGTCCAAAGGCAAATCCAAACCCCAATGTGCCAACTCTTCAACATCCCACTCATTCGCCAAAACATCCCAATCCCATTCTCCAAACCCCACGTTATCTTTCACGATAAATTCCTTTTGCTTTGCCTCGTCCAATGAATCGGCAATCATTATAGGTATTTCTTTGATACCAGCATCCATACAGGCTTTGTATCGCATATTCCCACCAAGGATAACCATATCGGCATTGACAATAATAGGACGCAGTTCCAACATTTCAGGAAACTCCTGAATACTTTGAACTAATTGTTTGAACTTCGCATCCTTGATTATTCTCGGATTTGATCCGTTGGGCTTCACTTCCGTGATGCTTACTTTTTTAATTTTCATTTCAACCATTGAATTTGTATTGACCAAAATATTAAACCTATCCCAAATACTGATACTTGGTCATCTGCGATTTCTATTTTTGAATAGTATATACCTAAATTGATATACACTTCGCCTTCAAAGTAACTATTTCGTTTTAGTGTTATTGCTGCCATTTTACTTACGCATTTTTATGTTGTGCAGTTTTATTAACCATTCTTTCCATTGTTTCTTATCTCCAAATTCCTCGTGGTGCTTACGGCATAAAGCCATTATATTTTCTATTGTATCTGCTGACTTACTCCCACCCATTCCACGCCTTTCGATGTGGTGCAGGTCAACCGCCTTCGCTCCGCAAACCTCACATTCGATAAATGAATTTTTATCATATCCAAAATAATCAAAATATATTTTAGTGTGATTTTTCATCTAAAAACATATCAAATAGTAATTCCGTTGGAACGTGTGACATTCCTTTACTTTCGCTTTGCCAATAATAAGCCCCATTTTGACATAGGCAACAACCCCAATGGTTCTCGGCAATCCATTCAGCAAATTTAACTTCCAGCATCATAGGTATCATAAACTTGATGAATATCATTAACCATCCTTTGCCATTCCTTTGGGTTACAGGTACAAGGGCGGTAAAATTTACGGGTGTTAAATAGTTTATTCCAAAGTTGAGCCACCAAATCGGCTTCTTCTTTTGAAAGGGTATCGGTAGTGGATGCCCGTAATTCACCCCAACGCTGGTATTCCTGTTCGGTCATACATTCTTTGGGTTGTCTGCCTATCGGAAACAACTTATTTAGTTTTGCCTTACGTTCTTCGCATCCGCAATCCTCACCCAACACAAATTTGGCAACCTTGTCAATCCCAGTCGCTTTCGTTACTATCTCGACTGCATCCCCCAAGCCTTGCAACCTCTTCCGTGGAGATTTTTTGTTCGCAATATTCATAATATTTATCCTTTGTTTTTTGTTTAATGATGTTTTTTGATACCTGTAATCGGTTAAAAATGGAGTGCAATGGTATACCTGTACGGCTTTCAATCTCACGCATACTGAACCCATACACAAAATACAACTCCAATAACATTTGGTCATAATCACCCATCTCATCAATGGTGGATTTAACGCACGACATCAATTCCTCAAATGCGTATTCACATTCTTGGATAGGTTCAACTGGGTTAAACTGCTGCTCATCGTACACCTCACGTTTCTTTTGCCTGAAAGCATCGATAACCTTGGATTGAAGAATCTTAAAAATGTACATTGTGTTCACTTGCCCGTGGTACTCAAACCTATTCAGGCTGCCTTCGGCTTCGTTTATCTCGCACAATTTCAGATACATTTCTTGCACGGCATCTTCGGGGTGGTCAGAGCCGAGATAATTTGCCATTTTTATCCATTCTTTATGCCTTGACGCTATCATCATAATAGTGACCACTTTTCAAATTTACAAAATAGAAAGGTATTTTGTTATTATTTCTTGAAATTCATCAAAGTTTCTACACACCTGATAATCGTAACCCCTTTTTTTTGCCTTGCGTTCAAATTCTTTTTGATATGGGCTTTGTTTACCTTTCTCGGTTTTTACCTCTATGTATAAACCGTGGTAATCTTTGTTGGGTTGCATCAAAAAAAGGTCAGCAACACCAGGTAACACACCTTCGGCTTTCATTATTGCTGCGGTAATTACCGACCTTTTACCCCCGTTGGGGATGGCATACAAAATGTGTTCAGGATATTTCAGCCTGAACCACTTGACTAAACTAATTTGTAGTTGGCTTTCGGTGAAAGATGGCATTGCAATACTCCTTTTCAACGGCTTTTAAATCCCCATAAAAATCAACGATAACGGTTTTTTCTCCAACCTCATCAATAATTCCGTATTGAGTTTTGGTTGCACCTGGTGGGTGATACCCTACTTCTTGACCTTTGCGGAGGTAATATTCTTTCCATTTATCAATTTTAGCCTTCATTTGTTATTACTTTTTGAATCCTATCAAATAACTCTTGCAATTCATTCACGTTGTCAATGCTCCAACCGTCGGTTTTTAGCACATAAAAACAACCCTCATCGTTATCTATTCCCAATGACGCTTCGCATTCTATTGTAAGCGTTTCAATCTCATCGGTAGTACCGTTTCCGTTGCCATCTTGTTCAAAGGTGAATGAGCATTTAATAAGTTTGGGTTTCATTTGTTACCTCCGTATGTTTCTATGTAGTATTGTTCGGCATCTATTGTTGCCAATTCGCAAGTTGGATAACAATGGTCTGATGCTGCTTTTATGATTTGTTCCTTCTCCATTTCTTTGGCTTGTTCTGCTAATTCAATAAGAATTGTTCCTCTCCATCTAATGTTTTCATTGTTTAGTATTTGCTCAACCAACCACTCTACTGCTGTTTGTTGTTTATTACTCATTTGTTACCTCCGTATGTTTCGTTATACACATCTCTTGGTCGCATTATTACATCAGACCTTAATAAGTTTTTCCAACATAATTCTGCAAATTCAATCATTCTTTCCTTCTCCATTTCTTTGGCTTCTTCGATGTGTTTTTTAAAATATGGTGTTACATGCTCAATACCGCCAAAGTGCATATCAATCAACCACTCTACTGCCGTTTGTTTTTTATCCATTGGGTGCATCCTCCATCGTTAAGCCTCCAAATCTTTCAAACCATCCGTTCTTTTTGCCTTGAATTATCCAAGCGTGATACTTGTCGTGGGCAATCATTTTGCTGCGTTGCTTTTGCATATCTTCGCTGGGTTCGTACGTCCACAAAGTGAAATATCTTTTACCTCCCTTTACCCTTCCGTTTTTGTAAATAACGCCTTTGGCTTCCAGTTGAGAAAGTGCAGAGGTCAAAGTTTGATGGGCAAGGTGCTGCCTCAACTCTTCGGTGGTTCGTG